TCCTTCAGGCGTATATCCACGTACGCAATACTTTTATGAATCTTCTTTAAACAAAGCTTCTCGTGGATTAATAAGAAATGATTTAGCAACTAATGGTGGAATACCTACTTTACAGCCAAGAAATATTTTAGACGAATATGTAAAAAATCCCAGATACGTTGTTAGTGATGGTGATCCTGTCGGAATAACCAGTGATGGAGTTCCGACCGGGGCAATAACCGGAGAACCAGTATATAATTATATTCCGCCGCAAGAAGAAGAGAAAAGAAGATATTCTACATATCCAAACAATCAGGTATGGGAAACGCCTGGTGGACATGTTGTAGAATTAGATGATACTATTACGAATGAACGTATTCTTATTAAACATCAATCTGGAGCGGGGATAGAAATAAAACCTGACGGTACAGTTTATGTGAGTAGTACATCAGATGTATTAATCAGTGCAGGAAACGATCAGCATGTCGTAGTTGAGGGCAATGCTCATATGACATATCAGGGTGATCTGAATGTTGATGTAGCCGGTGATTATAATCTTAGTGTCGGAGGCAACAAACTACAAATTATTAATGGTGATCATATCTCAGAGATAGATGGAGCGCGTAAGGGTAACATTGCACTTCAGGATAACCTAACCGTCAAAGGCCACCAGTCAACTACAGTTGCACAGTCAAAAACAGATACAACTCTTGGTGGATATTTACATGCGGTCAAAGGCAACTTTGAACAGTCGGTTGAAGGCGAGATCGGAATCTACTCATCAGGTGCACAGCAAATAACTTCAGAAGTTCGTCAAAATATGACGTCACCAAATACAAATATTCATGCAACAGACTTATCAGTCTTTGGTGATAAAGGTACATTTGGTGGTGAAAACATTATTGGCTATTTTTATAATACGCATATTGGTAATACGGTATGGTTGGGAGACGGTGAAGGTGGATCTGGTACAATTAACGTTGATACAATACGTGCAGTGCGTATCGACGTAGAGGGTGATATAACGGCAACAAATAGTATGACTGCTCCAACATTTCATGGTGATTTAACGGGTAGAGCAGATGAAGCTATTGTCGCAGATCAGGCTGCAGGAGCGAATGCTGCCGGTACTGCAGGCGGCATTGGTTCTGGTAGTTCGTCTTATGGATGGAATAACGTAAGTCAACAAATTAATACCACTCCACTTGCCGATGATACCAAAGCAACTGCTGTACCAAATGCCGGTGTTGCTACTTCATATCAGAAGTCTAGCTTTGGAATAAGAGACGTAGCTGTAGATCCTGAAGGTGAACTACTTAAAATGATTAATCAAACTACGTTGTCTGGTGGGGTGAGTGATAGACCATTAACTTCAGGCGAAGTTAGATCTAAGCTTAGAGATGATAATAACAGATCTAATGATGATTTTACTGCAAAACAAGTAGCCGAAAAGAAATTAAATCCAGAAGCTTTAGGTAAAGGTGTTCCAAAGCAAATAGGAAGAACCGCTAATAACTCTCCAACGGTAGCAGAAAATAATACTATTATTGGTCCAAATGGTGCATATAATGTCTGATTTTAATTTTTATAATTCATATTATCAACCAAATCCTGGTATTAAAAAGATTGTACCAGATCCGGTGTATAACCCAAATAACGCTCCTTTTATATCTTCGGGTACAAAGCTAGCTCGAGGTGTATCAATAGGAAAGTTTTTAGGTGCTGTAGGTGAAAAAACAAATCTAAATCATATTACTAATGATGCTGATAGATTACAGATTGCACGTCAGTTATATCTACATGCCATGGCAATGAATACCATAAACATGGACTTAGGCCAGTTTATGAATAAAAGATTAATTGTAGTAGAAGGTTTATATAAAAAAGGTCCACAAGAGAATCTTTCCACCGGAGGCCTTAACGATTTAGCAACAAAGGGTCGTGTAGTTGTATATCAATTATTAGATAGAGCTGGCATACCTGATCATATGGCAATGTTTGATTTAGCGGTTTATTGGAAAGATAATATATTATTTGAGAAAGTTATATTAGATTACGACAGATATAATACTGATGGCTCATTAGAATGCCATGTAATATTACAGATGCCAGCCGTTGATTCTAATTATAAAGGTAATTTTACTAAAATATTAGAAACAAGATATAACGGATCGCTACAAACTACAGGTGAACTTATAGAAATCCTCGCTTAAAGATTATAAATAGTACAAATTATTTGGAACGGTCATGGCAACGAATAGAGCATTTGCAGTAGAAGACGGAAACATTACATCATCTAGTGTTGTAACTTCTCGATCTAAAAATTACGTAGACATAGATCTTTCTTTTAATGCAAAGACAAACGGAGATATATTTAAAAAGGTTGATGCTGGTGCTGTTAAGCAAGCTGTAAAAAATATATTGACAACTGGATTTACAGAGAAACCATTTGCGCCTAATTTTGGTGGCGGTGTTGGTGATGCGCTTTTTGAAAATATGGATGATGGTACGGCTTTTGAAATAGAGCAATCCGTTATTGCTTCTATTAACAATTATGAACCCAGAGCGATAATAGACAAGATAGACATATCAGATAATCCAGATAATAACGCAATAGATGTAACGATTCGATTTGGCATAGCAAATGTCGGAGAACTCGTTACTGTAACTACATCTTTATCGAGGCTGAGATAATATGGCAACTACAGTACAAAATAGTAAATTAGATTTTGATAACATCAAAAACTCTTTAAAAGTATATTTAGCTAAACAACCTGAATTCGAAGACTATAATTTTGAAGCATCAGGCCTTTCTAATATTCTTGACGTGCTTGCATATAATACGCACTATAATGCACTAACTGCTAACTTTGCCTTGAATGAATCATTTCTTACTACTGCACAATTAAGAAGCTCGGTCGTATCTCACGCCGCTACATTAGGTTACGTCCCAAGATCCCGTACTTCTTCTAGGGCTGAAGTACAATTATCAATGAATCTTTCTGGTGTTCCTAATCGGCCAGGCTCTATTGTTTTAAGCGCTGGTTACACATTTACTGCAGACGCTGACGATGTAACATATACTTTTCAAACGCTAGAAGATTATACAGCTACTGATAATGGTGAAGGTTTTTACCAGTTCTTAAATGAAAATTCTGGAACTACTATACAAATATTTGAAGGCGTACAAAAACAGAAAACATTCTTTGTCGGTGACGTAGGTGAAAGACAACTTTACGTTATTCAAGACGATACAATAGATACTACGACAGCCGCTGTTTATGTATATGAAACTCCTTCAAGTTCATTATTTACTTCGTACGTACCAATTACTACTGCAACAACAGTTAATTCACAATCTCGGTATTATCAAATATCAGAAGCTCCGAATGGTTATTACGAATTAAACTTTGGTGACGGTATATCATTTGGTAAATCTCCGGAAGCCGGTAATAAAATCATAGTTACATATTTGTCTTGTAAAGGAGCTGCAGCCAATAATGCTTCTACCTTTGCAGCAGGTGGTCAAGTAGCAGTTCCAGGAGTAGGTAATTATCCTTTGTCAGTTGCTACAGTTGCTTCGTCAGGAGTAGGTGGCGCAAGACAGTCAATAGAATCAATTAGACAAAACGCTCCTATTTCATTTGCAGCACAACAAAGACTTGTAACAGCCGATGATTATCGTGCAGTAATACAAAGAAATTATCCTACAGTTACAGATGCGATTGCATGGGGCGGAGAAGATAATGTGCCAGCAGATTATGGTAAAGTATATGTTTCCCTTGTGTTTGAAGATGGTACGACTGAATCACAAAAGACAGCAGTTAAAAACTCTATTGTCCAAGATGTATCTAATAATCTTTCGATTCTTTCTATTGATACACAATTCGAAGATCCAGTAATAACTTACCTCGAAGTCATCTTAACATTTAACTTTGATCCTAATCTTACTGGGCAGACCGTTAAGTCAACTGAATCTTCAGTATTTGCGGCATTACAATCTTATGTTAGTACTAACTTGACTCAATTTGGCGGAATATTTAGAAGATCTGAGTTGTTAGGACAAGTTGATGATATTAGTGAAGCGATTCTAAACTCACAAGCGTCAATAAAAATACAGCAAAGATTTGTTCCAGATCTATTACAATCAACGTCATATAGAATATATTTTCCTGCAGAATTAGCTTCACCGGATCCGGCAGATTATGTTGTGAATTCATCAACGTTTATTTTTAATGGTAAAGTTTGCTCTGTTAAAAATGCATTAAACTTAACTAAACTTCAGATCGTAAATTCAATAGGAGAAGTTGAAGTAGACAATATTGGTTCTTACGACGCATTAACTGGTACAATAAATTTGACAGGATTTGCTCCGACTGCTATTACTGCAGGTGTTAACTATATTAAGATGTCAGTAACTCCGGCTAATCAGTCTACAATAAGACCGCTACGAAGTTACATTTTAGATTTAGATGAAGGTCCATCTTTTGCTACAAGCGGAGTCGATAGACAACAAACCGATGTTACCCTTGGCTCAGCTACAGGCGTTACATCTTCTAGTACGGGAGCAGCTAACACATATGTAAGATCTCCAAGCATACCTTCGTCCGGATATTAAAATGTCTCATAGCCCAGACTATAGCAGATCTAATTTAAATTTAAGAGCATACAGTATTAAAGAGGTACTACCTCAATACTACGCAAGTGCATATCCAAATCTAATTACTTTCTTAGAAGGTTATTACGATTATATGGATTCAGATGGTACTATCGATGCTCTACAAGATTTATATAGTCTATATGATTTAGAGGCAACTAACTTAGAATACATTGAGAACATATTTGCATCGATTGCTGATGGTGCTAATTCGACATATTTTAGTGAACCACGTGAAGTACTTCGAAACTTTGCAAATTTTTATAGAGTTAAAGGAACAAAGTATTCTGCCGAAGGTTTTTTCCGTGCGTTCTATGGCATCGATGTTGAAATAGAATATCCAAAGAATAATATGTTTATTGTGAGTGAATCGCAAATAGGTACAGAATCTCTTCGATTTATTCAAAACAGTGCATTATATCAAATATTCTCTGTTCTTATTAAATCATCCGTTCCATTAAATACATGGAAAGATTTATATAAAAAGTTTGTACATCCAGCTGGATTCTTTTTAGGCGGATCTGTTGTTTTAGAAATGCCTTCTACAAACTCAATTCTTTTGACTATGCCAGATAACATTGATGAACCGCCACCTCCATTATTTGTTGAAGGTACTGCGACTTATACGATACCAAATGGCTTAGTAGAAACACTTGGTGTTCTTCCGGACGATGGAGATTCAGATACAGTGGTAGAACGTATAAATCTAGATGCAAAAGTTAGCGAATATAAAGATATGCCTGCTGACGTCTTTGCTGCATCTTACGGTAAAATAGACGATGCAATGAATATTAACTCGCCGACATTCGATGATTCGGCAAAAGACTTTGCGCCATTCTACTCAGACGGAGAAGAAGGCCCAGCTCATGATCAGCATGGTGTGAGAATGAGCAATGATATAGAAAGGTTCGATAAGGCAACATGGTTCTATGACTCAGCTGCTGGAAATCCACGCTATATGACAATTGGTTATGTCGATTCAGATTACGTAGAACTTACTTAGAGGTAAAAAATGGCAATTACATTACGAAATACTAAAGGGACGGCATTGACCCACGTCGAACTCGATGCCAACTTTACCACATTGCAGAACGCTGACTTAGATTCAGCTGCAATCACATCAATAGCGCAAGCTGCACAAGGTAGTATAAATTTAAATACTATCGCCGGTGATTCTGATATAAATTTTGGAACACATAAAATATTATATTCAAACAATTATGATTCAGCTGGCGCATTACCAGCTGCTGGAACATATCATGGTATGTTTGCTCATGTTCATTCCGAAGGTGCAGGATACATGGCACATGGCGGAGCTTGGGTGAAGCTTGCTAATTTTAGTGATGTCGGTACAGGAATCGACTCGGCTAAAACAATATCGCTTGTTGATTCGAATTATGTATCTGCTAGAATCGGTAGTGTAAGCGGACATACAGATATTAATATGTCTGGCATTTCAAATAACCAGATCCTTAAATGGGATTCTGCTCAACAAATGTTTATAGCAGCTGCCGACGTAAGTGGCGGTGGTGGAGGCGGTGGCCTAGGATATGCTGACTTTAGTGTTTCTACAAATGCCGCAGGATCACCTACTCTATCATATAATAACGGTACAGGTGTATTCTCATATACACCTCCGGACTTGTCGAGTTACTTAACAAGCTATACTGAAACAAACGATTTATCAGCCGCAGTTACTTGGACTAATATTCCTGATACAAATGTGCCAGAAAGTGCTGTTACTCAACACCAAGCAGCATTATCAATTACAGAAAGTCAGGTTAGCGATCTACAATCTTACATCACTGGTTATACCGTAACAGAAGGAGATGTAACTTCGCATCAAGCTGCACTATCAATAACTGAATCTCAAATTAGTGATTTAGGAAGTTATCTTGCTAATGGTTCATCTATTGATATGAACGGAAATGAATTAGTAATGGATGCTGATGGTGATACATCATTCCATGCAAGTGTTGATGATGAGATTGACATTCGAGTCAAAGGTACAGATGTAGGTAAGTTTGACTCTGATGGTCTTATTATTAATTCGATACGAACAAGTACAGCAGGAACACCTACGCTTACATCGTCATCTAATATTAATATGACAGTTGGCGGATCTGTTACTGTTTCGGGTGGTGGATTTAGAGTTGCTTCTCTTACCACATCTCAAAGAGGATCTTTAACTGCGGCAAACGGTGAGATAATTTATAACACTGATAATGGTCAGTTTGAGATCTATCAGCGTGGCGATTGGACAGCTATGACACGAGGCGCTTCGTTGTTTACACTTACAGCAAGCGGAAGCAGTCATTATATCTTTAATGATCCGGACGGTCATTGGTTTCCTACAGGCGAAAACGATCCTTTGTTATATTTACGTAGAGGCGAAACATATTATTTTGTAAATAATTCTGGTGGTTCACATCCCTTTGAGATTAGAGCTAGCGCTGGTGGATCTGCATACAGTACAGGCGTAACGAATAACGGTAGCTCAAACGGTACTATTGTATTTAAAGTTCCAATGTCTGCTCCATCTACTTTATATTACCAGTGTACTGCGCACGGATCAATGGGTAATACAATCAATATTATATAGGTAAACTATGTCAGAAAAAGATTATATAATAGCAATGGAAAAAGGTCAAAGTAAAGACCTTTTAAAAGACGAACTCACAGCAGAAGCTGGAAACGATTACGTTCCGGCTCGATCTGTTGATGTAGTTTATAGCCGTGATGGTAGTAAGCGTCATTTTAATATGGCTTTAACAGACGAAGAAGCTGAGACACTACGATCAGATCCAAGGGTTAATAGTGTACATACTCCTATTGAATGGTCTGATGACTTTTTAGATTTTGAATATAATCATAGAAATAATTGGGAACGACAAAGTGCTAATACAAACCAGAATAACTGGGGATTATTGCGACATATTGAAGCAACAAATGGATGGGGATCAAGTGTAACAAGTCAACGCGAGACTTTAAAATATACCGGGCATTTAGATGGTGAAGGCGTTGATCTAGTTGTGCATGAAGGAAATACTGCTAGATACGATCATGAGCAGTTTGCTGGTAGATATAATCAGCTTCAGTGGAATACATTACCAAATATGAGTGGTGCAAGTACTATTAATTACACAAGTTCAGATTCATATGGCTATCACGCTACACACGTTTTAGGAACTATGGGAGGAGCGACTGTTGGTTGGGCACCGAAAGCTCAGTTATATAGTATGCCTGCTGATGCAACAGACGGCATTGGTAATAGTACTTGGTGGTTTGATGCAGTAAAAGAATTTCATAAAAATAAATCAGTAGATCCTACTACAGGATATAGAAGACCAACCGTCGTAAATATGAGTTGGGGATATAAGACGTACCATTTTTATAGTGGCGTATCACTAGTTACTAATATTAATTATAGAGGTACTAGTACCGGAGCAACTGCTGCCAGTAGTTCATACGGTCTAATAGGAGATGGTTCTAACAGAATTAATTGCCCTATTTACGGATTACAATCTGAAGTAGAAGAAATGCAAGATGAAGGTATCATTGTCACTAAGTCAGCCGGAAATCAATATCAAAAGCTAGACGTTGAAGGTGGCATAGACTACGATAATTATTTTACATCAAGTGCTACTCAAGGAAACATTACTGCAGGAGATCCGCTTTATTATAATAGAGGTGCTAGTAATATCGGTGAACACACTATCGTTGTAGGTAATATGGATTCTCAATTATATTCTTATTCAGAAGCTACAGCTACATCAAGTGAAAAAGGTCCTCGCGTTGATGTTTGGGCTGCAGGAACTGATATTGTAAGTAGTCATGATTACAGTAGTAACTCGTATGCAAACCTTGATGGAACAAGTATGGCTGCACCACAAGTAGCCGGCATGGCCGCGCTATTAATGCAAATGAACCCAGGTATGACTCCAAAACAAGTCAGAGAATGGTTTATAAATAATGCTAAGACAGGCTTGATGTATGTTGGTGATACTGATAACACAAGTTATTTTACGAATAATAGAAATTTACAAGACGGATCAGGTAGAATTGCTTATTGGCCTTTTAGCGACCATAGGCCGATTAATCTCTCCGTCAACACCGAATATGTATCGTTTTAGATATAAATACATTAAATATTTTAGAGGTTTACAATGACTCGGCAGAACATATCAACTGGCACTTTTGCTAACGATGGAAGCGGTGATACGCTTCGTCAAGCTGGTCAAAAGATTAATGAAAATTTTGTTGAGCTATACAATAAACTTGGAGGAGATAGTGATACTCTGACAGGTTCTTTGACTGTTGCTGGTGGAGGTCTTCTTTTTGAAGGCGAGACTGATGATACAAATGAAACAATTTTAAATGCTCAAGATCCTTCACAGGATAATACAATAACTTTGCCAAATACTTCTGGTAATGTTGTGCTTGACTCGGCCACACAAACTCTATTAAATAAAACATTAACAAGTCCTACATTAAAAACTCCGCGCATTAATGATACATCATCGACTCATAACTATTTTGTTACTGTATCTGAATTAGCAGCAGATAGAAATATTAATTTACCTATTTTAGCAGCTGACGATGTTTTAGTATTTAATGATCACGCTGCAACTCTGACAAATAAAACTCTTACGACTCCAACAGTATCTCAGCCAAAAATTAGTGGCTACATTGCGGATGTTAACGGAGCTGAAGTTTTTGGTATTACTTCAATAGGAAGTGCAATTAATTATGTTGGTGTGCAAAATGCTGCTACCGGAACTAATCCTGTTTTAAGTGCGAATGGAGATGATCCTAACGTTAATTTAAACATGGCAGGCAAGGGTACTGGATCAGTAGAAATTGATAAAGGCGCACATGGCGTTTCTACAATTACGGCTACTGGAGCTGCGGATACTTCTAAATCGTTTATTCTATCTAATTCAGCAACACCAATATCTGTTTCTGTAGCTGACGGTACAACGGTAGGAGAATATAAGATATTTACAAATAAGAATGCTGGTGCTGCTACTATCACTCCAGCCAATTTTGGACCGGGAACTAGCATAGCTTTGAATAACAATCAAGGTTGTCATATGATTTGGGATGGTGGAAATTGGCAGTTGATTGGTAACAATGGCGGAACAGTGAGCTAGGGAATCTAAAATGGTTGCAATTATTACAGATAGATTTAAGAAACAAATTCTAAATGATCTTTTTACAGATGTCACTGATTCAGCTGACACATACTATATTGCTATTGGTAGATCGCAAGATTGGAATGCTACAGACGTAGCCGTAACACCTACTAATACAGCAAAGACTGAAAGAGATTTTAGATCTAGTATGCAAGCAATGAAAAAAGGTGAAGATGTTTCTTATGTGATTCCTCGTTACAACTGGTCTTCAGGTACAATTTATTCTGGATATGATGATCATGTTCAAGGTTATCCAACAAATGGATATTAT